AACTGTACTATCCACAGGGAGACCGGGAAACATCTTGTTAATGATACTCTTTAGAGCAGCAACAACTGCTGGTGTTTCTGACTGAATACCAGCAACCATCGCGGCACCAACCTTCTTACCATACTTCTTGTAATCTTGTAGTTGCTCAGTAAGTTGGTTCATCGTCTGAGTATGGATATACGCTTGAGCCTTCTGGAACATTTTGAAGTAGCCAGTAAGCTGACCACCACTAAGCGTAAGCAGCGCGTGGATACGTTGGAGTGTATTAGTGGGATCACTAGCGTAAGCCTCACGAAGCTGCTTAATGAATTCTTCTGGCGCACCACGTCTACGAAGTGTATTGATCTCATTAGTGAACTTCGTGAATTGACGTAACTGTGAGCGTTGATCCTTAATCAGATCCTCACCAGTTAGCATGCCGCCCCACTGTAATCTGTTTTGCACGATAGGCGACTGAATATACGGACCCTGGAATAGTTGTCCGTATGCCTGTTCGTTCTGCTGCAATATCTGATCGTACATGCTTTGTAATCCGCTCATAACATCTTGCTGAGTAGCTACAAGCTTCTGAGCACTAGTAGTAGACTTTTGAAGATTTTGGTCGTAAGCAGACAGAACATCGTTGATGGCGGCAAGCAGCACAGGCTGATCCTTGAACCGTTTATTCATATTAGCTAGAATCTGCTCGTATGCCTTTTGCTTAGATAAGTCACGGGGCGCAAGAGCAGCAGCTTTCTTAGCCGCTTCGACGTTAGCAATCCATTGTTGGACACTTCGACTCAACGTCTTTGCCGTAACATGAGCACTCTGGTCAAGTTTATGGTTGCGAGATTTCAATTCGTTCTGCGCTGCGAGAGCCTTGTTCTCCGCAATCGTCATACTGACGATATTACCCATGCGGATGGCCTCTTCTTTCTTGTTGCCAAGATCGAGTCTATCAATGTTAAGCTGCTTCTCAGACAATCCCAGGTGCTGAGCTTGCTTATCAGTTAGCTCAGAAGTTCTGTTTACTGGTCCTCGCATAGATGAGGTAATTTGTCGGCTCAGTCTACCAGTATCATCTACAAAGACTTTACTGTAGATCCCCTGTTGACCAACTTGAGCCATACGCCGTCTGTGGGCGAACACATCATACGCAAGTAAACCAGCTAAAGCAGCAGCTAAGGCAACAAGCATAGGTATGTTAGCGCCTAAGCCTGCCATAGCAAGGTCTAGTGCTCCTACCTCTGCTGATGCCGCAATCGCTGCCTGTCCTATTTCTATCAGTGTAGGCGCTATCTTTGCAAGACCGCCGGCTGTAATAGCAACAGTAATCGCAAACAATACTGCTTTAAGGCCACCAAGTGCATTAATTACTTGCATTGTCTGTTGGTGGTACTTAATCATAAGGAAGATAGCCGCTGGAATACCCAGCATCAATGCCCCACTAACAGCAATACTACCAGCTTCGGCCCCTAATGCAGCTACTCCACCACCTGCGGCTGCTGCTGCTTCTTCTACTCCAGCCATTTTACTAGCAATGCCAGCAATACCACCAGCAGCAGTTAACTCACGGCCTATGGCAAAGAGCTTATAAGCAGAGTAGAGTCTTGCGAGAGCGCCACCGAATACTAACACAGTACCGGAAAGTGCTACAGCCATAGCTGTAAACGCAGCTATCTCTCCGATTAGATTCTTCGTATGCCCACTAAGACTACTAAACCAAGTAATGATTGGTCTAATAGCCTTAGCAAGATCACCGAAAGCTTTGGCAGCACCAGTACCAATAATTAGAACGATACCGCGCATCTGATTCGTGAACTCAGCCCAACGTACCTGCTGAGTTTGTGACATATCAGTGAATGATTTGCTAAGCTCCTGATTATCAGTAATGACCTGATGAGATATCGTGCTATATAGACCAAGATGGCTAATCAACTGCGAAAACGCACGTCTTGCCTGCACGGTAGACGTCGAGCCAGAAATTGCTTTAAAGAAGTTTTGAGCGGCGACGCTGCCCTTAGTAAGCTCAGGTCGCGCTTTGGCGATCATCTGTAGAATAGTTAGTACAGGAAGTAATCGACCGCCTGGTGCTATATTAATATGTAACTGTTGTCTTAATCCTTGGATCGTGGCGTCTTTTCCCAAAGTTTCGATCATTCTCGCTAAACCAGTTGTACCAAATCGCAAGTTTGGGAAAAGACGACTAATCGCCGCAGTATCAGCAGCTAGCTGATTAAAACTGTAATGCGCTGCTCTATATGCAGGCAGCGTTTGATTGAGAGATTCTACAAACTGTCCCATCGACATAGCACCATAACGTACCGACGCCTGTGCGCGATTCATTACAACGGGAATCTGTTTACCGCTAAGATTGAAGCTGTTGATTAATGCGACGCCGGCTCGAGTTACGTCGTTGAATTCAACCTGACCGTAGTTAGCAATCGCAACGCGGTTGAATTCCTTAAGAACATCAACAGCACTTCTAATCTGCTGCTGCTGATTGCCAGAGAATGTAACACCAGACGAGATAGTATAAAGAGCGTTACTTAATTCATCGGGCTTAAATGGCGTCTGGCCCGTCATAAGCATATTCATAAGAGACTGCGACACAGCATCTCGAGTTTTTAGAATACTTGCAGTTGTTCTGTTGTTTGCGTCTGTTAGCTGTGTCGAAACCAACGTCATTTGCGTATTGAACTTCGCAGCCGCATAAGCAGTATAACCTAAGGCAGCCGTTGAAACAATACCAAATGTCTGGAAAGCTCTACCAAGATGCTGCACGTATCTGCCTTGTGCAGACAGTTTCTCGTATGGTGCTTCTCTGATTTCTTGGTCTAGTTCTGCTTGACGCGCATTTAACCCCATATAGGCTTCATCGAGAATCTTCGCCTTTTCACCAGCAACAACGAACTTTTCGCCTAGTACGTTATAGCTCTCTGCTAGCACCTTTGCGTTTTGAGATGCACTTTCTGTAACTGCGGCCTGAGCCGTAAGAAGATTACGTTGCACATCAGCAGACCTATTTTGGAGATCAATCTGTCTGCTTACTGCTGCCTGTTGCCCTAATTGCAATTCTGCTAGCGGAGTTCCCTTGTATGCAAGATTCTGGCTTTTCATAGCAATTGCGATTTGCCGTTCAATCGCAAGTTGCTCACGACGATTGACAAGCTTCTGTGTTTCAAGTTGCGCCTGTTGTGTAATTAAGCCACTAATCCTATTTAACGCAGCAGCCTCAGATTGTGACATTCTCATAGCACGCTGCTGAATACGTAGGTTTGCTAACTCACCTGCCGAACCTTGTAGAGTCTGCTGGTACCCACGATACTGCAACGCGAGACGTTGCTGCTGCAACTTTAATGCAGTTTGCGATGCTTGGATAGTAGATGCCGTGCGGAGTCTACCAATGTCAGCCCCCGCACGGCGCAAGTCACTAGAGAGGTAGTTTCTACCTCTAAGGACCATCATCAACTCGTATGCACTACCCGCCATCGCTACTACTTCCAGCTTTCTTTAGGTCGGCTCGTTCTTTCTCATCTAACGCATTAAAGACAATACGTAGCTTTTGTACATCGCCGGGGTCCTGATCGTACAAACCACCACAGGACGGGAGGCAAGATAGCCGCTCGCATAAGATAGCTATTTGTACCCATTCAACCGCAAGAACCACAACTTCTTGTGCGACTTCACGATATTCTACGTTTCCGTCGGTGTCTCTAACGGCGTTACCGTCGGCGTCTCTAATGGCTCTGAGCCATTGGGGGCTAATCTGATCGGCTCGTCCGTTGGTGATGTATTCAACTGCCGTAGAAAATCCTCTAAGTCATCACCCTCAAGATCCTCATTGAGAGAGTTAATCAGTTTCTCGATCTCACTACCAACACGAGGATTGAGCAGCTTCAACGACATAGGCTTAGAGAAGTCTACGAGGACGCCGTTAGTATCAGTGAGATTATGCTCACCAACACAGTATGCAAAGTCGAAAGCTACAGCCCACTCAGAATAACTCTCAATGGTAGTCTCAAGTTCAGGAGCTTGAGTCCTACCACCCTTCTGAGTGGGCTGAGCCTTCATCATAAGCTTACTAGCCTTATCACGACGAGTAAGCTTCATTCCGTAAGGTAGCGGGCGAAGCATTACGTAACCATTCTCATCGCCCGGAACAGCCGGATTAGCGGGAGCAGACTTTAACTCGTGACGCTCATAATTAGCAACATCAACCGTTACGACTGGCATCTTCTCTCCTGTTTTAGTGCTATGTTACGTTGGCGCTGGACTTCAATTCCATCTTGTACGCGGTACCGCCAGAGATATTAAGAGAACGCATGGTAACCTGTGCGCTAACAAGGTCGGCCATACTTCTAAGGCTAACGGTGTAGGCGTCATAAGCAGTTCTGTACGCAGTCACTCGGAAAGCCTCAGTAGCAGTAGCAAACGTCGTAGCAAGACCGCCAGGTTTCAACGACTCTAACTTAATAGCTCTTAGCGTAGCGTTCTTGAAGTTAGTGTATTCTGTCTTGTCGAGGAAGTCAAGCTCAGTTTCAATCTCCGGCTCCGTAACGCCATACTTGATATAGCTAGCAGCACGGTTAGGTACGATCCGGTTCTGAGCCTCACCGTTGTGATTGACTCTAAACGTGAAGCCGTTAAACGTCACGTTTCTCGTTGCAAACGTAGGAGTCAACCCAGCGGTATCAACGTATACACTGTGTGCAGTTGCACCAAACAGGTCAGCGTCAATCCAGCTAGGCGTAGCAGGAGGAGTAGCAAGATCCTGTTCTGCCAACCCTAACATAGTAGCCGTACATTCGAGAACGCCGTCGGTAATCGTAAATTCATAGTTATTGACGACGCAGCCACTATAGAGGAAGCCCTGACCATTACGGACCACAAC